AGTATAGGCACATCGTGATTATTTCTACTATAAGCTTTTTGATTAGTATAAACTCGTAAACTTGAGCTTATGGCACCACTCCAAGCAGTTCTATAGTCGGCAAAATCGGCACTTGCTCTACCTGCGATTGAGTCATAGCCTTGTCCGAGACCTCCAAAGTTACCATCACTCCAGTTATTATTTATATAACTACTTTTATCTGAAGTGACTTCATTAATTACTGGACGATTATCAATCCAGAGTTTTAGACTTCCTACAATCGGGTCTATTTCCCAAACCACTGTATGACTTGTATCATCAAACTCTGGTACAGTTGAAACAAGTACTCTTGCTACGATTGCGTCACTGTTCGTTGTAGTAACAGTATCAAGTCCGTGCCCAGATCTAAAATATAAATACTTTTGAGAGTTCTCTGTAACTACGCCAAGCCATGTTCCATTACCTGTTCCGCCATGTTCAAATAAACACTCGTGATTATTTGAAAAAGTAGATGGAAGCACTACATCTGCTGCCATTGTTGTTGGTTGGCCTCGTTCGGTACTATGAAAACCCGATCCTACACCCGTAGGTACCTGAGTATTCGCTGCATGACTCGCAGTTAGCGACAGGCCTCCCTCCACACCTGTTTCGGAGATAGGGACAAACCAAACTTTTGCTTCCTGTTTTAAATTATAATTAGCCATGTTTCTCCGAGTAATAAAAAGGGGTCCGAAAAAGACCCCTTCTTAACTTTTTCCTATTCCATATTATAGTCCAAGAGACCATAAATGTCAAGAAATATTTTTAAGAACCTACATATCTAACCGTAACTTCGTCCGTATTTTCTACCGAACTTGGTAGGGCGTGGAAATTAGCTTCCAGAGAAATAACATCTTCGATAGAATGAGTAGGTACTTCAAGATGACACTTATCCATGTCAAGTTCAATGCGTGGTCTTGAAGAGGAACCACCTACATTGAATTGAAGTGCAAATTCATTAGTAACTGTAGAAGTATTAGAAATAAGATTTTCAAACAATTCTGCACTAGAGTCATTCTCTTTATTTAGATAGCAGCTGAAGCTACCAGTAACACTACGAGTACCTGTAACATGTCCTAAAGGAGTATTTACAACACCCAAAGTCTCAGGAGTTAGATAAGTCATGTTATTAGTAATAGTAATATTACCACTTGTTAGTACCAAGTCGTAAGTAACAGAACTTCCACCTAAAGATGAAACTGCTGACAAAGAGGTTAGACGGTTTCTAATAAAGTTAGAAGTATCCGCTGTACCTTCATTTACAGGTGTGCCGGTAGGGCCCGCAGTTCCTGTATCTTCAATCAAAGTACCCATTCCTGACCAGTTGATAGTAGTAATACCGTCTAGATCGAAATCAAGAGAGGCTTCATTCACACAACAGTTTGAAATTTTATATACTTTTTGCTTAGATGAGTCTCCAGTAGATCCACCCAGTACGAACACTAAATCAAAAGTTCCTAAAGTAGTTTTATTAGAACCACCGAATCCTACCAAAAGACCACTAGTATCACTAGTTGTTCTTGTAAGATTTGTGAAACTTGTACCAGTTGTAGAAGTAGAAGGAGTGCCTGCTACACCGTTAGTAGAGCTAGCCGTATAGTCCGAAGCTAAAGTGCGGCCTAAGGCAGTACTGAATGCAACCGCAATATCCGCTGCAGCAATAGATAAGGTATCGCCTGAAGCGTAACCATTACCACCATTATCTACCGTTATAGTAAAAGTACCGTTAGTAGCGGCTACGATTTGTACTGTTGCGCCTTGTCCACTATTATTGGTTGTTGTTGGAACGCCTGTAACTGTTGTTTCTGCTGCGAATCTTCTATTAAAGTTAACGTTGGCAGCATCTGCCACTGTTACTGATTTATCAAAAGTAACACTTTTTCCAGTACTATCAATAGAGGTTACAAAAGCAGTTACATTACCAATAGTAACACTTTGACCTACTTTAATAGTAGAAGGCATAGTAGTAAATGTTACAGTATTTCCATCTTCTACTCCGCCATCGGTTGCAACAGTTAGCTGTACTGCAGCACCTAGTGTTGTTAGAGAAGAAGCTGTTCCGCTCATTACAAAACCACCAGTATTAGATGCAGCACTTGAATAAGTACCGTCTCCTACCATTTGAGCCCATAAAACCTCTTCTACAGCATGATGGTAATTGGCTACACCATTGGCATTGCCACTACCACTACTTTTGAAAGGACGGGCATACGTTGAAAAACTCCACTCTGCCGGGGCAAGAGAGTTGTTAAACATTTGTCTACCACGACGGCTAGTACCTGAAGAATCAGACATTTCTGATAAGGTAATCTCCGAAGTGTTTGTTGCTTGTGAGAATGAAAAGCCTTCTAGAACAGGTATTTCCCAGTGGTAACTACCTTTCTGAACATAGACTTTCGTATCTCTGCTAAAAAATAATTGATCTGCCATAGTTTTCTCCTATGTATCTTGAAAAGACAAGGACGTGAACTTTTGTTCGTGCCTGTATTTTCTAGTATCGAACCTCGACTAAAATTTCTCCTACGCCTAAAGGTTCAAGTACACCTTCGTCAGTATCTACACTAACGATAGTGATTTGTTGAGTGTACTGTGTCGCATTATTGCGATCTTTGTACTCTAATCTTGAATTTTCTTCCAATACAGTCTCTACATCTTCTAGTAACTCGTCTAATGCGAGCACAGAATCTTCATCTTGCACATAACAACGAAGAGTCACTGAAAGAAACCTATCTTTGTATCCTCCACCCTGATACTCTCGGGTTTCAGATCCTGCATTTAGGTGAACTGCAGGAAACTCCTCCACCTCATCCCAAAACTTTAATCTAGGAGATACGTTTCTGGAAAGATCAGTACGAAATGATCCTGTACCGTTTATATCTTTTAACTTTTCTGCAAGAGCATTCACAATACCCAAACGTCTAGTTGTATAGTCTCTTGCAGCCATTAAGTTCTCCTAGTGTAGAATCTACCCAATGCAAATTCTATTGCTATTTCTCGGATAGATTTATCAATTATAATTCTTGGATCTCTTTCTGGAGTAGCCCATCTTGCATCTCCCGATCCCATTTCAAACACTTCATAAGGATTTTTTTGGTAAGTGTATCCTATACTTGGAAACCCTTGAGGTGTTTGTACAATATCTGTAACTTTAACACTTTCTGCAAATCTTCCCGATCTATTTACAAGTGCAGGAGCTTGCATATTTCTTCTAACCCTGTCTGGTAGATGTTTATTAAGTTCTGTTATAAGTAGTAAAGGTCTACTAGTTGGCGAACTTGCTGTTCTTGCCGCTTTTATTGGTCTACCCTTAGCTCGCTTATTTTTAGTTACACCACTCTTTTTACTTGTTTGTTTTCTTGAAGGCGCTTTTCCTTTACCGGGCTTTTTTCTACCTTTTGTCTTTGCGCTTGTTTTTACTTTTACATTTTTATTTCTTGCGTCTAGTAAAAGTAAAGGTTCTAAAACTTGCTTAGTTGCCAGAGTTTTTAAACTATCTGAACCCTCCATGTGTACAAGCTCTGTATTAATAAAATTCTTAAAAAACTTAAAAACAGTATCTTTTACAAATCTTTCTCTTGGAGCATCAACCTTTCGGTTTGTATATTTATCCTGAAATGTAATAAAAGGAATATACTCTGCTTGAATTCTTCCCGAAGAATCTACAACAGTTTTATAATCTACAATTACAGATTCTATCATTGAGGCTTCTGCGGCAGTTATCTCACCGCTTTCAAATAAACCGTTTGCCTCTTTAAGAACATAGTCGTTAAATTGTTTTTGTTGCTCAGGTGTTAAAGTCTCTGCAATTGCTTGAGTACCTTGAGCAACAGAAAGTCCTGAAACTGGAGTACCTGTTCCTGCTCCATGTCCTCTATCTACACGACCTGCGATTGAATCTGCAAAGTCTTTTTGAGACTTTCTTGTAACTAAAGCTGCAACTATTTCTTTTTTCAGCTCACCTGCTGTGGAGAAAGAACCAACTACATACGCTTCTCCCTTTTCAATCATTTGCATAACTTCAGGGAGGTCTAAAGCTATTCTTTGCCCTACATGAGTCTCCATGATATGACCTAACTTACTGCCAGGCATCTTATTTAATCTTACAAAATTATCATGCTTTGTCTTTGCTATTGCTCTGGCTTTTGCAAGATTTTTTGCATTATTGTATCGTCTAAATCGCCTTTTTGGCATATGCTCTCTTGCCATCATTTCTAAAATAGTATCGTCAAGCCATTTTAAATCTTCTAAAAATACTATTTGAGGCTTCTTGTTAATAGCCGATCTTATTAATTGGTTCTCTTCTCTAGATGCAAACTTTAAAAGTTCCTCTGATAGATGTTTTCTAACCGAGGGACTAGACATTAGAAGTTCTTATACAGATCCAAGACCCTTTTAATATGGTCAGGGAACGCTACGTTATTACGCTGACTTGAAGAACTTTGATTCTGTATACTTGCACCTGCAATGGTTTGACGCGCTTTGTGCTCGTCTTTATGATAATAAGTAATCAAATCAATAACTGCTAGTTTTAAATCAGCAGGGACTGTTGCGTAACCTGCTTTATATACTACTTTTACAGCTCCTGGTCCATTAGACCAGTTCTTGGCTGTTCCATTTGAGTTTACTCTGTAAATACTATCTGTAGCAAGGTCCACATAATAGTCAGTATTTTCTACAAGAGTAGTATAGCTATCTGATAGATTCTCTCTTTCTTTTACAGAGCTTACTGTATTTACAGGGCTTTCTGTAAGTTGCACAATATTGGAAGCCCAATTAATGCTCAATGTTTCAGTTTTAGTAGTAGTATAAAAATCTAGAATACTATTTCCACAATAAGTTTTTACTAATTGACTTACAGATTCGATCAACAGCTCTAGCTTAGCATCGTCTTTTGTAGACTGGATGCCTTCTGCTGTTTTATAGTCTGCGAGTGTTATTAAATTTGCCATTTTCTATAAGTCCATTAGTAAAAACTTGGGGGAGGCGAACCTCCCCGAAGTTTAAAAGTAAAAGTATTACTATTAAGTAGTAGTTACTCGAATAGCTGCTTTAGTACCACCTTCCAACTGAGTGAAGCCAAGAGATTGGCTAGCAACTACAGCTGTACGCTGGCCTGCAACTTCGTAATCAGATTCGATGTTAACACCACCAAGACGTGGGATAACGAATGCGTTACGGTTAACAGCAATAAGAGAAGTTTCTTTAAAGTTACTTGTTACATCAGTCGCTGGAGCATTGTTTACAACAACATCACCGCCGTCTGCAGAGTCAAGAAGATCTGAAACGATTACTGGTGAGCCGTAAACAGAACCTAACTGACCGCTTAACTTAGTAGCATTTGGACCTACTTCATCAATGCTTGTGAAGTCAGCACCGTTAGTGATATCATCAACCATGCTGTAGTAAGCTGCGGTACCTACGATGTACACAACATCTGCAGGGTTAATACCATACTTACCCATAGCAGAACGAGCACCCATAGCAGTAAGAGCATTAGTCGCATCACGACCAGCAGTAGCACCATCGCCTGCTAGACCACCATGATCAGTGCTAGAAGTGTTTAGTTCATTCGAACCATCCACACCACAGTTACCTACTAGACCAACAAAGTTAGTTGTAGTACCCTCTGCTGCGGTGGGATCCAAAGAACCAGTACCAAACAAGATTGCTTGGTCAACTGCACGAGCGTGAGCACGAGCTAGAGCTGATTGAATCATTGGTAGAATAGTTACAAAAGTTTGCTCGTCAGTATCAGAAGGAATATAAGTTCCTGAGATTAGACGATTCGCATATGCAGTAACAGTAGACATATCATAGCTGTTAGCAGTACCAACAGTACGGTTGGTCAAATAACCAGTTTCAAGACCGCCAGATGAGAAAGTAGCTGCATTAGTATCAGTAACTGTAGGAATTACAGTTGCGCCTGAGTTTACAGCAAGTTCACGGAAAATACCAGCGATTTTTTGCTCTAGAACCATTTCTTCTTCAAACGCTGTTTGAGAAAGAGTGTCTAGCCTACCTGTGTCTGAAGAGTTAGCTGCGTAAGCAACACCTGCTTTAGCCATAATAGACTTAGCATAGTCAGTGTCATAACCTTTACCAGTTACTTTACCAAGAATGTGAGCGCCAAGAAAATCCTTGCCGAACGCACTTAGGTCAGAACCACGATCAGAGAAAGATTTCTTGCTATTTTGCATAGCTTCGATTTCTGCTTTCTTCTCGTCAAGTTCTTTCTGGAAAGTACCCATTACTTCTTCTAGTTTTGCGTCTTTTTCGCTGAGTTTTGCTTCAACGTCAGACATAAGTTTTTCAACACCGCTTTCAACACCTGAGTTGATTACGGTTTTGATTGATTCAGCTTCCAAAGCTTTCGCTTCTTGAGCTTCCTGAGCTGCTTTGGCTTTCGCTTCTTCAGCTGCTTTTTGCTCGGCTTGCTTCATAGCAATCTTCGCAGCAGTATCTTCTGCTACTTGTTTTGCAAAAGCTTCCAAGTCGATGTCTTTATTATCCATCTTGATCTCCTGATCTGCGGATTTCTCCGCGCTTACCGGTGTTTCACTAGCTATGCTAGAAGTATTAACTTCGTCCTTAGCCAGAGACTGACCGGCTAGATCTACACGATTTGTGAAAGTTTTTTTGAATTCATTGTACTCATCCATCGAGTCAAATGATTTCGCGAGCGAAAAAGTAGCTGATTGATTGCATGGTACTGATACAACAGATACCTCAAACAGCTCAGCGTCCTTAATCTTTAGTCCGTCGGTTTCCTCTAAATAATCAGCGTCCTTGACCCGGAAACCCACGGAAAAGGCTCCAAGTACGCCGTCTTTAACTAGTTGGGCAACATTAGCAGGTGCTGCTTTGCTAATCTTTGCTTCAAGTTCTAAGCCATCTGCACCAGCTCTAAGTCCAGTAGCTCGACCAATAGGCTTGTCATAATCATGATTAAACAAGATAATTGGATTTTTCTCAAAGTTTGAAAGTCCACCTTTTTGCCAAGCCTCTGCTGAGATAGAATCACCCGCGCGATCAAAATCAGAGGTGCTTGCCATTCCTCGAATCATCACTGAACCATCATCGGTTTCGTGAGATTTGAAAGTAGACGTTAAATTAAAGATTTTATTCATCTTTACTCTCCTTTGCTTTAGCAGGCTTTGCCACTCGTGGCTTAGCTGGTGCTTTCGGCTTTTTAACAGCCGGTTTAGGCTTTAGCAATTTTATTTGTTCTGCCATTGGGCCTACTTCTAAATATTGTAACATATCTTTGTATGTTCCAAATATTCTGTATAAATTCTGTGGTAAACAAGGAGTACTTAATCTTCCAATCTTGTTATACTCTTCTTCTGTAACCCATTTATTATTCTTTACAAAGTATTTTGAAATGCTTAATATTGCTTGATACTTTGCCTGTTGTCTTGCTCGTCCTGGTGTCATTCTTCTTGTTCTTCCTGTGGTTGTTCTGGTCGACCACCTTCCGATGGGTTGGATGCAGATCCTGCTATATTTGCAGGAACACGTATATCTTCTGCTTCTTCTCTTAGTTCATAACCTAAAGCCTCACGAGCTTCATTCGGAGAAATAATGCCACCATTTACTAGTGATGTGTAGAATGCTGCACTGTCACGAAGTTCTGGCTGCAAAGCAGGAATATTTGTAATATCTTCTTTACACTCAAAACCAAAATATCGAGTGCAGGCAAAATTAACTTTTCTTACTATAGGTAATATAGTCTCCAAATAATAAAGTCGTAAATTTGGACGAATATTTGCATTATTACCTGAATCCAATAAGATTGGAGGTATTCCAAGTGCTTTTAAAATAATCTTTTCGTTTTCAGAAATAGCACTTTGGAAATCTAATTCTTTAAAGTTTACATTTGTAATGCTATCTACTTCTAATCCACCATCTAGAATGAGAGGTCTTTTACCTCCAGTATCTGGCTTATAACGAGCCTGCCAAGATACCATCATTCTTTCTTTAATTTTTTCAGAAAGTGTATTTGGTGATTTAAGTACTAACCCTGGCACTGCTCCATTCTTAAAGAAGTTATCTTGAAAAGCCCGCATTGACGCCATTAAGTTCATGGTACGCATTGCAGGCTTTAATCGTGGAACACCTCTATAGATAGAGTGGAATGAGTTATCCTTAATATGGATAATCTCACGCGGCAGAAAAACAGTATCTTTTAAAGTGTACTTTTCTACATAAGTATCTTCGTCTGCGTGAATTTGAACTTTATCCGCAGGAAGATGGTACATATGTGCTCCATCAAAGTAGATAAAAATATTTCCATCTAATACAAAATCAGTAATCAAATTACGGCGAAAAGTATTAATATCTTGAAAAGGGTTTGGCTCGTTATTTAAAAGAGTTTCTACTTTTGCTCTCTTAATTCCTTTTACAACACCTCGCTGTGCTATTGGCAAAACTTTAGTAGGTATTTCGGCAACATCATCAACTATCATGTTTACGCCACGATTTACAATCTCTAAATCTTCATAAGCTCTTTCATAGCTTATCGTGTGTTCTCTACTAGATTCTACTTTTCCTGCATCCAAAAATTGAGCAGGATTCAACTTCTCTTCGGTCTCAACAGGTTTTCTACTAAACGGATTATACCAAGCCATGTTTTTCTCTTTGAATCTCTACCCAGCGCATCTGCTTTTTAGCTGTTGTCAGCGCAGGATCTTTACCATAAATTGAATGAAGTTTCAAGTGGTGAGTATGACATAAAGTAACTGTGTGGTCATATAGCTCAGCATGATGTTCTTCTATAAAGTCTTCCCGTAGTGCTTGTATGTACTCGGGATTGTGGTTGTTATCTTTCATCCACTTGTTCAACAAAGGAGTCAGACTGTAGAAATGGTGAAAATCTAACTGCTCTGTTGCGCCACAAATTCTGCAAGAGGAACCCTTCTCGTACTTAGACTTCGCCTTATCTCGGACATACTTTACAATATCACGTTTTAACTTAGGCATTTTCCTTTGGTTCCTTATTTTTTATCTAAAGAATTATATCGACTTTAAGCTAACTTGTCAAACATTATTTTTGAGTTGGTATCGCTAGAAGGATATATTCGAGGTTTGAAATGAGTATAATGCATAACGCAACGCATCTGCCATGTGAGATGCCATGTTATGCTTCGGCTTTTCCTTCATAAGATTAGGGTTTGGATCCCACTGATACGCATCTAAACAGCTCATGGATTCTTTGGCTTCTTGATCAACAAAGAGGAGGTCGTTATCGACAATCCCTGACACATATCCAATTCCGTCAAGTACGGACTTCTTCGCGTTGATGGTGGAAATGTCGTAGTTCTGCGCGAAATCATACCTTGTTTGTTGAGCTGCGCTGTCAATATAAATGAAATCAATATCCCAGCGATCAATGAGCTTCTGTATTTCGGTAGCATGCTGTTCAGTAGTTCTCTCAGCATCGAAGTATTCGTCCACCAAATGGTATTGCCCTTTATCCCAATCGTACGCAATAACACACATTGCTGTTGGGTCTTTGTAGCCGACATCCAACCCCGCGAAGACATCCATCTTGCTAGTATCGAGCTCTGAGTAGTCTTTAACCTGGGTTTCAAAGTTAAACTTCCAGATCTGTCCTTCGTATGTGTTAAAGTCTGCTTCATACTCTTGTCTAAACTCTGCCTCCGACATCGACTTACGAGCTTCTGCGATGTCT